TGCACCGCTGTAATAATTTCTTGCTCTTTGTGTTTGATATGCTGGGTCCATAACTTCTACATCTTCTTCTACTTCTTCGTCACCACCCATTAAAAATGGAGCTGCAAGAGCTGTAGCACCTAGGCCAGTTAAAGCTGTTCTGCCTAAACTAAATTTACCTTTATCATCAAACATAAGAGACTTTAATAAACCTGATTTTGTATCACCTGCAAAATTTTTATAAGAAGGCATAAATAAATTTTTAAGATTAGCAAAACGACCAAGACCTTGATCACCTGCAAATATACCTTTACCACCTAAAAACTTAGCACCACCTAGTCCATAACCAAGACCACCTATTAAAGCCATCTTACCTAAAGGACTTTTAGTAACTTTTTTTANNGCACGACCAGCTTTCTTTACAAGTTTACCTAAGAAATAACCTTGTCTAGGGTCCTGTAAGGAACCTATTCCTGATTGTATTTGTTGGGGTTCTTGCATTCTTGAAATAGCCATAATTTTATCCTAGTTTATTCGTTTTACTTTGTTTCTGCGAACAAATCAAGTGCAGGCATGACTACTTTTACGTCTTGTGCCATGTCCTCATTCTTAAAACCCTTAGCTTCCCAGTCTTTTCTTTCCTTAAAAACCTCTCCAGTTACCTTGTGTCTATATGTTGTAATAACTTCTTTTGGATGTATTACCGGTATGTCTTTATTCATTAGTCTATTTTCTCCTTTTTGATGTTTAGATAACTAATAGCTACATCAAACGAATCTGTTGTGCTTGATTGTACTGTAAAAGGTTTTCCCCCTTCTACTATTAGTGGCTGTGTTAATAATTCTGCTGTTGTATTAGCTGTTAATTGTGCTGATTTTATAGCTGTAATACTGTTGTTTGTAATCGTAACTATTGGTGTGCCTGCTGATGTAACAAGTATTGATTTAATAACCACAGTTTCATTAATAGATGGAAGACCTGTTCCTAATGGAGACAAAGCACCTCCTGTCGTATCATTATCTATACCTTTAAATTTGTATTGGTTTACTACTGCCATTATTCTAAAAAGAAAGCTCTAGCTTCTATCTCCTGTTTAAGTTCTTCTTGAAAAGAAGTGTTTAATTTATTAATAATACCATCAAGATCTCTTACCAAAGATTGGAAAGTTCTTTCTTCATATTCTCTACTTGCTCTAGTTAATGATTGTACAATTTTTGCCATTATAATATACTTGCTAGTCCTCCATTTTTAAAATTTACTCTACCACCATAAAAGTATCCGGCTCTACCACCTTTAGCAAAATTATGCATGTCTGATATTCTATCATAATTTGATTGCTGTGAAGCGTCATACGCTGCTACATTTTCATAACCTCCAAAACTTTTATCATCTCCACTACCTGATTGATTATTATTAGTTTTAATTATTGAACCGCCTTTATCCCCACCTTTACCGGTATTAACATTATTAGCTGCTTCTTTTTTCTTACTAAATATTCTACTTATAATATTATTTTTTCTCTTTTTTTCTTTTTCTGCTTCTTCAAATTCTTGAATTTTATATGACTCACTATCTGCATTTAAGAAATTTTTTTCAGCAGCTGTTAATGCAATGTTAAATTTTTCAAAACCTTCTGGACTCATTTTTTCTTTTGCTTTAGCTCTTCTTTTATCAAAAGTATCTTGAGTTACTTTAATAGCATTATAGCCCGACATAATATTTGCTCCAGATGGATCATAATAACTTCCACTATTACCAGCTACAATTCTGCCAATGTCATCTACTCTTACGTTGCTAGCAGCTAGTTCGTTTTCTAATATTGATCTTCTATCAACCGGTAAATAACTATCTATAAATCTTGCTATCCCTTGTCCCGGAATAAAGGAAACTGCTCCTTGAGCAAGGGCCTCTAAACCCGTAGGATCCGGTGCATTATAATAATCATAACCTTTAAAGTTAGGCATACCCTGCATTATTTTTTGATTTTGTAAATCAGATAATTCAGGATTATAGTCAACAGATTTTCTATAATCATAGTTAGGTCTATAATTTAAATTTGCTATTTTATTTGGATCTGGATTGTAAACATTAAAACCATCTGATGAATTGCCGCCAGTAAAAGCATTTGTCGCAACAATACCTGAATCAGTTACTGGTTCTTGATTCTCGGATAACTGAAAAGGATTTAATAAATATTTTTGTTGTGGAACATATTTAAAACCTTGGTCTCGTATTTCTTGGTCTGTAGCCATTATCCTCTCCTTCCGTCAGGCATTATGTCTAACCTGAATGTACCTAATTTCCAGTTTTGTGCAACAGCTATGTTAGAAATTTGTAAAGCAATCGCTCTAGCTCTTATTCTAACATCTTGTTTTGTTTGTGTTGTTTTTATATCAAACGGTCTTACTACTGGATTGTTAACTGGGTAATCTGTAGTGACTAGAGAAACTCGTGTGTCCCCTACCTGTTCTATAAAATCTGGTATAATTCTACTAATTTTTGCAATGTATTCACCATCTCCTCTAATGTCAGGCATTCCTACAGTCTGTCCTGTTGATGATCGTTTTTGTGTAATGTCAAATTCACCTGATGTAATGGTTCCTTTTAAAGGAGTGACTACACCTCCAGCGTTAATTTGATCAGTCCCTGTTTCGTGTTGATAGTAAATTGTGCAACCATCAGTGTTACCTTGTACATCATAAGAAGCATTGCTATCAGGATCATAATAGTTTGCATGAGGTTTATCAAATACAGCTGAGTCTGCCCACGATGCTCTTGGTAGACCTATTTTTACATTTACACCGGATGAATTAGTTTCTGTTGTTAGTGAGTTAATAGTCCACACAGGTCGTTTAGTGCTTGATTCTAAATAATTAAAAGTAACTGCACTATCTATTTGATTAGATCCATTACTACAATAAAACCAATTAACTTCAGTAAACAAATTATTTAAACCACAATTAATTAAATCTCTAGATGTAGTATTTATATCATCAAAAACATGGTCCTCTACAAGACAAGGCATTGATTTTAATTGACCATCATAAGTAAAGAAACCGTTTTCAGACATCCAATAAGCAACACCATCAACTTCAACACATGCATTTTTACCAATCAATCCGCAGTTAGTTCCAGCTGTTTCAAAAGAGAAAGTAAATGGTTGGCCTACAAAACGCATTAAGAATAATGCTGTGTCCGTCCATACATAAATTGCGTCTCTACCTTTAATAGCCCCCATAATTTTAGAACCTGCAGCAAGTCTTTGTGTGCCTGCTGTGTTTTCTGCAGTAACTGTGTAAGCTGTGGGCCCATCAATATTTTCTTGATCTGAAAATCTTATAAACATGTCGTCTTGTGTATTCTTATCTCCTACTGTTGTTTCTGTTCCAAAAAATACTAAGTGTCTATCTGGTGTAGATACTAACACATGTCTAGATGCTGTAGGAGCGTTTGCAACAAGTGTAGCTCTAGTTGAAGTAGCATTTGTTGGTTGAGCATCCCATTGAAAACATTCACCATTATAAATAAGTGCAATTAATTTTGTACCAAAATTATCTAAAACCCATAAACCAGGGTCAAGTGTTACATCATCTGTAGAAGACTCACCCCATGCAACAAATTCTGAAATGTTACTTACCGTTGCTCCAGCACTATGTGTAGTTTTTGTAGTTCCATTAACACCTCTAGCGCCTCCACTTAAGGTCCCTGTTGCCTGATTATTGTTTGTATAACTAATATCTTCTGTCCCAATTCTAATTTCTCCAGAATCAGGAAATGCTGTTGAGTTTGCAATAACAATGTTAGTAGTAGTTGTATCTGTTAAAGCAGTTGATAAAGTTGTAGTTGCAATACCGGAGGCAGTTCCACCAAAGTTTGCTGTTCCCCAACCAAATCCACCTAGTTGTTGAGATGGACCAACATGATAAAAAGGTTTGCCTGTAGCGTCTCCGGAATTATTTAATTGAGTTCCTGTTTCATTACTTGGCATTGTAATTGTAATTGATGTAGATGTAGGCACTGAAGTTGCCATAAATTTTTTATCTTCAAAAGAAGCGTCAGTAAAAGTAGACCCTACTGCAGTAATACCACTTACACCGTCAAATAATATAACATCATTTTCTTGCATTCCATGGGACGTTGAAAATGTAACCGTAACTGATGGAGTGCCACTTGCACTTGAAAAATTAACATTTGCTATACTTACTCTTATTGGAGTAATATCATAAAACTGGCCTCCAGAATATACGTACAACATTCTATTTGTACCTATTGCTGAGTACTTAACCCCTGCATTATTATCCCAATGATGTAAAGCTCTACCGGCTCCTGTTAATTTGTCTTCACCTAATTGATCCCAACCACCTAATTTTTCTGGTGAACCATATCTAAACCTGACATTATTACCATCAAACCACTGTCCTTCGGCACCTAATTCAGTAACTTGTTTATTGTATCCGGCAACAAAGCCTAGTTTTTGTAACATATAAAATCCTGTTTGTTAGCCATTATATAATAAAACTAGTAAAAATATAGCTATTTTTACTTGTAATTTATATTGATATTAAACCTAGCCTGTTGATCTGTACAGTTAGTGCTTGAATGTAGCATAGAAGGGTCAAATAACAAGACACGATTTGCCACTGATTTTACAAATTTTCTACCGACGTAGGTCCCACCATTACAAGTATTTAAAGAAAACAATGCTCCTTTGTGGGACATTGGTAAATCTTTGTGTGATTTATATTTTATTAAATTTTCGCTTC